ATTCGTTCAATTAAACCTTCGGCAAACTCCAAACGACCACGGCATATATCTTCAGTGCCATCTTTTATGGTGTGCCAAGGGTGTTCCTCATTGATTTCTATTTCGTCTTCACAATACTCTTTAACTTTATCAATTAGTTTATTCATCATTAACTCCTGCTATTAGGTTGCATTTTACCGATAGGCGGTAATTTTAACTCACGACCTTGTTGACCTTTTTTCTTACCGCCAACATACCTATCCTTACCAACTTTAATTTTCACATTCTTAAAACCAAGTTTCTCATAATAATCTATAAGCCTGCTAGTTTTTAATCTTTGCAAAGAATTACTATCGGGAAAATTAATAACGTCAGTATTATCAAAAGATAACATAGAATTACGACCTGCTAAGTTTTGAACATAATCAACAGTGTCATTATATTCATCTAGTAGTATATCTTTATTATCCCCATAATCGGGGCTAAATCCCTCTATACCTAGATTTTCCCAATATATAGTTTGACCTACCTTACGTTGTTTATTCTTACGTTTACGTTTTTCTTCTTCTTCATCATCAATGATATAATTAATCTTCATATTCATAACTCCTTTACAATAATAATATGTATTATAATTCATATTGCAAGTAAAAAAAACTACTTTTTATCACCGCTAAAATATTTCATTCTATAAGAATTTTTAGGTTGTCTATCTTGAATGATATTAGTATGCACATGATGGCAATGCGACCACCCTAAAGAATTGTATAAATGAGAAGTATCTAAACCAAAGTCCTTATAACCTTCTTTGATACAATTAAAGTAACTGTTAGATGGCGGAGAAAAACTCGTACTGTTCATAGTATAAGTCATCATACCCATGATTTCTATTTTACCATATAAGTTTGGAAAACCCTCATACAAGTCTAATGCCTGCTCACACTCTTCTGTAATCTCCCATAAACCCACGGGCAACATATCATGATTATTGGTTGACGGTTGAATGTCTGCAACACCACGAAATACTAACTTCCAATTTGGAATATATAAACTACCTAACTGTTTTGCATTAGGACAACGAAAAGCCATTTGGCTAAGATTAAGGTTACTACCGTATGCGATATATAATTTTGTCATTCTTTACTCCTGTAATTAATAATTTAATACTACATGGGAAAATCCCATAAGTAAATAATAATTATAAAAAAACATTTTACAAGCAAAAAAAATAATTTATTGTAAAAATAACACTCATATTATTTCCTCCACACTTAACCAGCAGAATAACTGCTGGTTTTTTTTTACAGGGAGCTGCAGCTGGAACTTTGTTCGGCCTGGAGCCTTCATGGGATAAATGTTCGGGTTTATATATTATCTCTGGCAGTCGTTGCCTCATATTCACCCCGACTCATCACCCCGACTGTCGTGCCAAGCCACTTACGACCACCAGCAGTACTAAAACTGTACTTGTCAATTCTATTCTCAGTTATAAGTTCCCGAACAATACCGTCCAGTACCCGTTGAGATAAATTGTTCAGGACTTCAGGAGCGTCAGCATCAGACATGCGATTTATCAAAGAATCAGCACCGCCCTGTTGGGATAAAGCCCTACCCTCCCGTTCACAACGACCAATCCACTCGTATATAGCAGTCTTTCTGTTATCCCGATTAGTTCCCATATTCAGTTGTTCAATATCTTCACTGCGATCAACCAGCAGTCCAGTGTTTAAATCCCGAACAAATTTACGCACCTGTCTTTTTGCAACCCCGTTCGACTTGACAACCGCCCCGTCAAAGCACCGATTACGCTGATATTCTATGTTCAGTTCCTTACACTGGCGTTTGGCAGACTTCTCATCTACCTGCCACAACGCAAAAGCACAACGCACACCGTCTACAAGGGCAGAAGTACCCCGAATAAGGTTTCTGGCTTGTTCTGGTGTTGATATAACGGCATCATCTTTAACCTTGGTCATGTGATGGCACATCATCACTGAAGCTCCAGTTTCCGAACCTATTTTCGACATTAGCCCCGTTAAAGCAGCCCCCGCTGCTGGATCAGAATTTACATCTGCATGAACAAAAGAAGCCAGTGGATCAAATATGATCAGCTTCAGGTTATTGATCTGTAATATTTGTTCGTATATACGCTCAAACTCAGCAGAAGTTGTAAACTCCCCGTGTATTTGCTGTAATATAGGGAAAACACCACCAGCGTTAGGCAAAGCAACGACCCGAAGCTCATGATTGTATTCCAGCCGATTATTGTTCGGGTCAAGACGCTGGATTCTCCTGTGCATCTCAGCTTCATCATCTTCTGCTGTAAATATGACTACATTCCCGAACTCTGTTACATTTGCCCCGAAGGAACTGGTCATAGAAGCCCCCGAAGCTACCTTCATAGCCAAATCTAGTGTTAACATACCCTTACCAGCATCACCCGCTGCCGATAAAATTATAGGAACCCCGAGCGGAAATGTAGAATCTACTATAAATTTTTGTTCGGGTGCAACGCCAGTAAATCTGGATACCAGCATACTATCGTCCAGCAGGTTAATATTATGTTTTGTTACATTATTAGGTGTACTGAGAAAGCCATTAATATCAAAACCCTCAGAAATAGCGTCATCAGCGTCCCATCTTTCAGGTTTACCCCGAGGAAGTGTAAGCATCTTGACTGACTTAGCATTAGCGTTCAGGGCTAACTCCTGAACCAGCTCAGCTAATTTTTTACCAGCGTTGTCATTATCAGCCCATAAGATAAGCTCCTTGCCTTGCAATGGAGAAAAGTCATACTGTGATGCTGACTTCTTAGTGAGCATACCCGCACCTCCCATAGTGCAAGTAGCTGTATAACCTAAGTTATTTAGTGCATCTGCACACTTCTCACCTTCTACCCAGATAATTGTATCCGAAGCTAAAATGTTCGGGATATTATACAATGGTCTGACATCAGGCATGCGAGGATATGGGTGATTACCAGTAAACTGCCTAAATTCTTTCTTAGGTTTACCGTGTGTATCCAGTACAGGATTACCTGAATTATCCCGAACAAGGTATTTACGCACAGCACATATAACCTGACCTTCAGAATTTTTGTACAAATACTCCGAATCGTATGGTGTTTGCCAGTTGATCTGGACTTTTACAGGATTCTCTGCTGGCTGCTGCCGAACAAAGTTGCTTGTTTCCCCCAGGTAGTCTGCAAACATCTTCTTAATTTCTGATAGCTTCATGTTTCTACCTTCCATCAGTATCTTGACGATACCTCCAACACCATCACTACCATTAAAATCTTGACCCTTCATGAAGTATGGACTCCGAGGATCAATATCTATTTTTAAAGATTTACCCGCTTCTCCCTGTAAAGACCCGATTGAAAACAAATGGCCTTTAACCTGACCTTGTGGAAAAGTCTCCCGAAGAACATCTATTTGCACCTGACTTGGTACTTTTCTGGATATTTCATCAACTAATTCTTTTGCTGTAACACTATATTTAGTGTTGTCAAAAGGCACTATACGCATTATATTGTACTCCTATATACCATTTACACCTAGACCCGAGCAATCCCTAAATTGTTCGGGTTTAATTCCAACAAGTATTTCTAAATTCACATCTTTTACATAAAAAATAATCTGAATCCATAGCAATTCTTGGTAAAATTTCATCATGCTTCACTGCTGTTAAAATTTCAACAGCTTTATCACTTGTCTTTTGAGCTAACTCTTTATCAAAATCAACAAATTCTATATAAATTTCACAAGTATTTTTGTTAACAACCGTAAATAAAGCAGGATTGTCTGTTAAATCCATATATGCTTGATATAAAGCAATCTGTGAAGCATACGTTAAATTAACTTGCTTTACACCTTTCCGAACAAACTCATTAAAACTCCTGTCATTAGCAGATTTACACTCCCATAACATAGGATACTTAAACTCACTTGATCCACCACATATAACGCCATCTATATGACCCCGAATCTGATCATCTGCTATTGAAAAACCAAATTGTTCGCCATTTTTATCAGTGCTTTTAAGATCAAAGCCAGCATTATATATCCAACCATGAGCCATATCTTCAATTACATGACCAAACTGGAATATTCTTAATAATTTAGCACTAAACTCACTCTCTTTATCTGGCTTTTTACCCATATACCTATACTGTATCTTGCGTGAACAAGCATCTCCGAGAGACGAAGCACCTAAATATTTTCTAGGTTCCTGTTTTTTCTGTTTGTCCAGTATTGCTTGATCTATCATTTCCGACATTGTTCGGCTTATTTTTTCCGAATGGGAATTCTGCTTCTTTGTCGCTAATGTTGAATTTGAGCCAGATTGCTGCCAAATAAGTTTCGTTAACGTCATCTTCTATATCCTTCATTTGTTGAATACTTGAAATTAAATACAGGACATCTTGCTCGTCCAACTCTGTAAATCTTTTATTCCAGCCTACTTGACCGAACAATTTACCTACTTTTTTTAATGAATCATAAGACAATCTTCTATCCAATCTGTTATAATTTTATTTTTCTTTGTTTTTATATTTTTCATTGTAAGTGAAGCAACAATATCACCTTCATGTATAGCCATGGCACTTGCATAATTACAATCTGTAAACAAAAAATACATTTTGTTTATTTCTTTTTTAATACCTTTTAATAAATCATCACGATCTAATACATAATATTCAAGCGGTGTATAAAACCCAACTTGTTTTACTTCTTCTTCACAATCTAATATCATATTGACTTCAACTAATGGCATTTAATCACCTATCATTGTTTAGTATGCTTTACCTGAAATTCTGTTTAAATATTCAAGTCTTTCTCTTCTTACTTTGTCTGACCGCTCTTGTATTCTTATTTCTTTTTGTTTCTTATAAATAAGAAAATCAACTTCTTTTTTGTTAAACAAGTAATTTATAAGACAAGCCGCCTTATATTTTGTCCAAGAAAAATCAAAAGGATTAATTCTATAACCTTTTTTAATCAATATGCTCTTTTGTTTTTCACTTACTGATTCATTTAACCACCGCTTATTCTTTTTAGCATTACTATTACTCTCAATCTTCCTTAGAAAGTCGTCAGCAGATGCAATAGCTTGTTTCTTAGTTCCTACACTAACTACTCTTAATTTATCATTTCTTGACTTTGTAAACCCAAAAAACGTATCGTTTAAATTAACAACCATAGCAAAGCCATTAAATCCTGATGCCATTAAACATTTATCAGTATCAAAAACCCGAATCCAACGAAACGGAGAAAGATTTATTAATTCAACCTCTGTCATATTAAATTCTTTGAGCTTCTTTTCTTCTTCTTTAGCAAAGTCATGACCACATATAGGACACTCACGAACACCCAAAGGAACTACTGAATTACATTCAGGACATTGTTTTTGTGGTGCTTGACCATTCTCGTTTGATGCAACGTCATCTAAGTTAACTTCTTCATCTAACTCACCATGAGTTAATATTGATGTTCCAAAATCTAAAACTATACACTCAGTTTTAATTATGTTCGGGTGTTCACCTGGATCAATGGTACGAAGACCTCTGCCAATCATCTGCACCATTGTTGATTTATACGAACAAGGTCTTGTTAAAATAATACAAGATACAGGAGGTGAGTCAAAACCCTCAGTCAACACCGCCACATTAATTACAACCTGCAAATCACCATGCGACAAACTGTGCAGCATATTAACCCGAACATCTTTCTTTGTGTCTCCTGTAAGAACTTCTGCCCGAACACCTTGCTTTACAAACTCATCACATAAATCTTTAGCATGGTTCTTTGTAGAACAGAAAACAACTGTCTTACGGTCTGATGCTTTTTCATGCCATTCATTAACGACCCGTTCATTAATAGGTCTTTTGTTCATGATACGAGCTACCTCGTCCATGTTAAATTCATCAATCGTTTTTCTAACTTGACTAAGTTCTTTTTGCACTCCGACATTAATTACAAATGTTTTAGGTGATACAAGAAAACCCTCACGAATAAGTGTTGCTATCTCTATTTGGTGTGAACAATTAGAAAAAACCTGCTTTAAACCCTTGCCATCACCCCGATTAGGAGTGGCTGTGAACCCTGCTACCCTAACATTTGGATTAATTTCTTTTGATTCTTTAATTATATTCAACCAAGAATTTGCTATAGTATGATGACTCTCATCAATAATAATTAAATTAACCCGCTGCATACTCGATAAATTGTTCGGCCTTGACAGCGTTTGTACCATGGCAAACACTACATCACCTGACCAATCCTTCTCATCAGCATTTAAAATACTCGTTGATATATTAGGATTTATCTTTTTAAACTTGTCCATATTTTGATTAACAAGTTCATCACGGTGTTGTAACACCAATACTTTATTGTTCTCCTTGTGCATCTTCCCTATCAAAGACGATAGCATAATAGTTTTACCCGCACCCGTTGGTGCAACGACTATTGTATTTTTATGTTTGTTTAATGATTTAATAGCAGAGTTAACTGCCACATCTTGATAAGGTCTAAGTATCATTCCATCTCTCTTCTATAAAATATATGGTCGTTAATACGAACAGTCCTTGTGAACTTATATGACCAACTAGGGTTAACATAGTCTGCATGGTAATGAGTAGCACCGCTTGTGGTATCATATAGATAGCCTGCCATTGTAGCTTCAGCTATATCAATAGCAAAACCCCAAGCCATCATGTCATTTACAATTTCAGGCTTACCATCACACCAAAAACTAAATTGACATTTATCCCGAATAGGTTTGTTTTTATCCCATGTATAATAATAACCTTGTTTAACAACTTCACATACATCATTTGGGTATCTGTGGTCATTAACTCTGTTCACAACAACTTGAGCAACCGCTACTTGCCCCACCATAGGCTCACCTCTTGCTTCAAAGTAAATCGCCATGGCTAGACACATAATTGATTCAATCATTTAATCCTCCCGATTGTGGCGGGGAGTTTTGCGTCCTATGTACTCCCCAAACATAGTCCTAACGCACTACAAGGTGTTGACGCTAGAAATCCTTAAATAAATCCTAACAAGAGCTAACACCCTATTCAACATTGGATGTATAACCCTTGTCAGGTAGTTTAAAGTCAGATACCGAGGGTTCTTTCGAATACCTCCACCTATACGGTGGTCGCATATATCGGACTTTCCATTTTAAGTCGAATACCGAAAGTTCTTTCGAATTCCTTCCACCTATGCGGTGTGACAAGTATCGGACTATTAGCTTAATAGATTTTGCTATATTAATTACGGAACCTGCATTACCCATCATAATTGTAAATCTAAAGGTCTAATATCATTACCTTATTGGGGTACAAATAATGATGACATCTATCTTGGTTTGAGATTGCTAATAAACCCTCAAGCGAAAGGATGGTTCCAACCCAATCTCTAAATTACTTAGCCCAATCGGGTGTAGGATTAGATGAAGATTGTTGAACTTGCTGAACTTGTGGTTCACTAGGCAAATCAGCAAGTATATAATCTGACTGACCAGGTGTTATTGCAGTGATTAAAGAATTTTTATCAGCATAACCGTTCGTACCTTTTTCAACACCAATTTTAACACATAAATTCATACCGTTTAAATCTTCAATAGAATTTATTTGCCTTTTATTATTAGCTTCAGGCGACATATCATCAGTACGGATTTGGCGAGCACTTTCTAAAATAGAACGTAAAGTTCTCATACCTATTTCTTTTGCTTGTGGTACACCTCTTTCACTTAACTTATCACCGTCAACAAATAATTTGTGCCAAAATTTTCTACCTTTAAATTCACCACCCGTAATAGTAAATTCCATAGGCAACCATTTTGCTTTTGTTGTTTGACTTGCAACAAAAAAATTACCTTGACCAAACTCAGGTATTTCTAAACTCCCTGATTCAAGTTTTAATGAAACTCTAGCTACTGTGTTAGCAGGCATAAGCTCTATTGGTCCTAATCCTTTATCAGGTTGTACATCATTAAAATTAAGCATTTATTTCTCCATTTTCTTTATTTAAATTAAAATTTAAGACACGATCCTCAACATTAGTATTACCAGACATCTTTTGTAATAAATTACCTAAATGAGGTGGTTCTAATAAATCTAAACTACCTGACCTATCTTTTGCAGGATAGTTCCATTCATTTAGAGTATGACATACAAAAGCACGAAATGGTGGAGTATTTTCATCACCAGGCATTACTGCCATAGTAATTACTTCATCTACAATTCCTGGTAATTCACGACCCGTTTTTGAGCCTTCTATTTGTAAGTCATGTATTGGTCTACCGTAATCGTCTGTGCGACTATCTAATATTCCAACAAATACAACATTTTTATCTCTAATATGTTGTAAATGCGTAAGCCAAGCCATCATTTCACGACCTTGCATACCATAGGCGGCACGAGTATCGAGCCTGCCATTAGAGGTTTTGCAATCAGGTTGACTTTGACACCATTGAAAACACAATCTACCTGCTACGGTAATACTATCAATAAATATACTGTCATATTTAGACAACCATTCTTGAGGATTGCCTTTCTCTTTACAAAGTTGTTGATAGTGTGCTTCAGAATATACTTGGTCATCATTTAAAGCAGGGTTATGTCCACCAATGTAACAAGCAAAATCACGACACTCTTGCCACGTTCTAGGACGAATAACATCTATAGGCCACCCCTCAATGGCGGCATCACCTGCTTCTAAATCCATAAACAAAGTTTTTTCAGAATCCATGGTGCGGACAAGAGTTGTCTTGCCTACACCACTAGTTCCAACGATAACTATTTTATGACCTCTTTTTTCTTTAAGACGGTCTTCTGCGGAAATTATTTTTAACATATATTATCTTTCTAAGTTTAAAGTTAAAAAAAGTTCATTTCTATATTTACGAATAGAACTTATCGTTTCAAAATAAATTTTAGGTAAGTAATCTATTAATGCATTTTTACTTACATTCTTGGGATTATCTTTAATATCTTGAATAATATTTTTAAAACAATTACGTTTTTTATTTTCTATAAGTTTATATAAAAAAATAACATCTTGTTTAAAATCAAACATATCTTTTTCAAGAAAATGATTATTTTCAATACGATTCCATCTTTGTTTTAACAATGGATATTTTTCATGGAAAGAGTTAAGGTTGCAACCATAGTATGGAAGTAATTTAAAAAAATCTTTTTTTATATCTTTCCATTTTGATCTGCCATCTTCATCCATTTTACAGAAAATATTTTTTTCTATAATATTAAACATTATTCATCTCCCTCAAATGTTACTTTTACACCCTGCAACGAAACAGTACGGAACTTTTTAAGTTCGTGCTGAATAGCAGGTAAGGCATTGGTATATTTAGCTTCAGGTATAGTTACAGAAACTTTAGATAAATGTTCTGCATCTTCAGCTTTAAGTGTATTAAGATATTTTATTAAACCCTCTTGATCCCATGCAACTTTTTTACGCAACTCTACTTTAACTTGCGTATTCCCTTCCATAAGATTAGCAGTACCAAAGTCTTTACCGCCTTGATTAAGCACTTGTTGTGCTTCTTCTGTATATCTATTTTCAAGAAATTTATTGAAGTCTTGTAAATCTTTTTGAGCTTTTTTAAGATTATCATTTAATCGTGCTTGTGTTTCAGCAAGATTAAACTTATCAATGTATTCTACTTTTGACATAGTACACCTCATTTAATTGTTAGGAACTTATAACATGGGAATTTCCCACAAAAATGTCAACTACTTTTTTTTAGAAATTTTAATTTCTATGTTATTGACTGCTTTCATTAGCTTCATTTTTATTTTAAAATCAGTAGTTTGCACTCCTTTTGCATCCTCAACAATTTTTTCTTTTTTTCCATCTTCATGAACTAATGTATAAACAAAGTCAGCTATATATTTACAAATTTTAATATCATTTACAATTATATCAAACTTTACTTGTCGTTCTAAATCTTGAACAACACCTGCCATTTGCATAGATGCAAGTTGACCATAACGCTCTGCTTCCCATTTGGAATCAAACTTAAATCCCATAAACTCTGTTTTTTTAGCGTTATACTTATTATACTTCCCATAACGTATGGGATAGTGTATATTAGTTTTATTCATAAGAAAAGGATAAAGTATATGGCTTCAAATGAAAAGTGGAAAAGTGTGAGCGTTGATATTAAAACATATAATCAATTAAAAAAAATAGCTTTGTCTGAAGATAGAAAAGTAGGACAACAAATAACTAATCTTGTTAAAAGAGAATATGAATCAAGATATGGCAATGATATTAAAGATATGGGTATTGGCTCTGCTAAACAAATATGATGGAAAAAAAAGTATTTATATATGCTTCACAGGAAGCAGAAAACACTCCCATATTAATTAATATTTTAGAACGTGATAAACAAGAAAAACATAAATTTCAACAATATGAATTAACATCACATCAAGCTATGAAATTAGTTGCAGAAATATTTTTAATGTTAAAAAGTAAAATTAAAGATTAATGATACCATTTCCAAATAAAAAATATAAAACAATATATGCTGATCCACCATGGCTTGAGAGTGGTGGTGGAAAAATAAAAAGAGGTGCAGATAGACATTATTCTTTAATGAAAACACAAGATATAAAAAATTTACCTGTTCAATCTATAGCTGATGATGATTGTTGGTTATTTATGTGGGTTACAAATAATTTTCTTAAAGATGGTTTGGATATTATGGAACATTGGGGTTTTAGATATATTACAAATGTTGTTTGGGTAAAAGATAGATTTGGTATTGGATATTATTTTAGAGGACAACATGAGATATGTTTGTTTGGAGTAAAAGGAAAACTTAAACCAAAAGTAAAAAATGAAAGCACTGTTGTTTTTGATAAAAGACACAAACATAGCTCTAAACCAAATCAAATGTATTTTAAAATAGAAAATGTATCACATGAACCAAGAATAGAATTATTTGCTAGGCAAACAGTAGACGGTTGGGATGCTTGGGGGAATGAAGTTTAAACTTCTACCTCTTCCATACGTTTACATAAACGCTCCGCCCGATTTGGCACCTGTTTATGCCACCTCGAGTCACGCATCTGATTTGCACTTTCCTGCCAGTTGCCGTCCATCACAGCTTGTATATGTTTTCTAAACTTGCTGTATCTTGGTCTGCCTAGGTTAAACATCATGTTTGCTACAATCTGTTTTACTTCTTCTGGTAGTTTGTCCCAATCATCATAGACTTTTTTACAATCTTGGATAACAGTCTGTATATCTTGTTCAAATAATTCTGTAACTCTGTCTTCAGATACCTTTGCACCTAGCTCTAAATCAAACTCTGGCTCATCCTCTCTGCACAAATGACCTATGCCGCAGGTCTTAAGCGAAAGATGATCGAGGTAAGTCTCATATTTTACGCCCTCGTCAATGATGAGTTGATCTTTTAGTTTTGATATGTCCATTAGACTCTTCCTAGTTCTGCTAATAATCTAGTTTGTGGATTTGGGTTCAATATAGCGGATGTTCTGTTATTCGGCTGCGTCACATTCACCTGGGCTATACCCGAATTTATGTTCGGTTCTGGCATATTGTTTTGCATTTGAGATACTTGATCATTTGGTTGTGTATTCTCTTCTTGACTTTGCCTATAACTTTGTATTTGTTGTTGAACATCTCTTGCTGAGTCTCTTATAACTTGTTGAGGTGCTTGTCTTGCTGTTGCTGACAGAGCAGATATAGTATTAGATATTGCTTTTGCAAATAGACTTGCATCTGGTATTTTTTTACCAGCTTTTTGTGCTTTAAGTTTTGCATAATCATCTAATGTTGATTTGTAAAAGTTTCTCATTCCTAAAACTTGTCCAAGAACACCAAAACGTAAAACCGAACCTATATTCTGTAAAGGACTTGCCGCTATATTAGCAGCAATCAAATCACCACCATCAGATTTTCTTGATAATAAATCTAGTTGTTTACCAAAAGCCAACATATCTTTAGCCATCTCATCACCAAAAACAACAGCTAGTTTACCATCTTCACCTTGTTTTACTAACTTACTGGCAAATGCTTTAACAACATCTCCTTTAGTTGTCTGTGTTGTACCAAAGTCACCAATTAATTCTTTAAGATAAAAACCTTTTAGACTTTCTCTTTTTTGTGAACTAACACTATTCATAATTCTTTTAACTTCGGATGTTTTTGTTGTATCAAGCGTTAAACTTGACGCTGCTTGCAAATCACCTATTTGATTTGTTCGTATTTTTTGAAATAAATTTAATGATCTTAACCCTGCTTCTTCATTTGCAGCAGATAAAACATCATTAAGACTTCTAATAATACCTTTTTCTTGTTTCCAAATATTTTCAATGCTCTCTGATGTTAAATCATTAAAGTTTGTTTTAGCAATTTTAGCACCTAATTCTTTTATTTTACCTGCGTTATTACCAAACAATACATCAGCAGTCCTACCTAATTTATCTATTTTCTTTTGAAATAATAATCCGTTAAACTTACCTGCAGCGTCAGAACCTATGTTCGTTTCTGTCATGGCATTACGAAGCCATTGACCAGCCAATAGCTCTCTAAATTGTTCGGCATTACCAAAACCGCTTATATCTCCTTCTGCCACTGCATCTATAGCTTTTCTAAGTATTTCTGGTTTACCATCTTTTATTAAGTTATTTGCAAGAAAGTCAGCGTTTACACCTTCACCTATGATACCCTTAGAGCTAAAATCTTTAAGTGCTGCCGCTGATTCCATATCACCAAATACTCTATTTGTATTTTGAACTAAATCTCTATGTGCAAGAAGTTTTTCATTTAACCTTTGTACAGTGCCTGGTTTTAAAACACCCGTTCCAATCCTTTGTCCACCTTCTGTAATATCAAAATTTCTAATTAAATCTTCAACTTCAACAGGTGTTAATTTTGCATCTATTTTTTTAATTATATCATTTATGTGATTGTAAGCACCTTGAGTAATAGCAATTTTATTACTTGTACCTTCTTGTCTAACGCTATGATTCATGGTTTTAAGAGCATTTAAATCTTTTCTTAAATCAAGCAAACCTGAAAAAGACATTTTACGTCTTTCTGCATATTTTGTTAATATTGAAGCTATAGCTGTATAATCTCTGTTGGTTGGTGTATCAGGTTTGGCTTTTTTTATATCTAGAGCCATTTCTGCTAAATCATTTGTAGGTATAACCTTGTTTTGAAATGGAGCTTGATTTATTATTGCAGTTATTTCAGCAGTGCTATCATCTATATTTTTTGTTGCCTGTATCCAAGATTTCTCTAAAAAATCCAAAGCGTCTGCATCTAAATTTGCGTTTTTAGAAGCAGCAGCACCCATGCTTTTTAACAAATCATCAAGTTGATTTAAAACTACATCTGTTGCTTTTTTTTGTGAACCTAATATTTTTTTAAACTGTTGATCAGATGCTTGTAAAATCATTTGACCAATGTCTTCTGACGTTGCAGCTTCACCAACTACTTGTTTATATGCTTCCAATGTAGTTCTTATGCTTTCATCATTTGCTTGTAATCTTTTCGAAGTTCCGAATATTTTTTCGGATATGCCAGCAGCACGACCAAGCAATGCTGGTGCACCGACTGTTTGTAAAGTTGGTGTTAAGGGTGTTGCAACTTCTTTACCGTCTATTTTAGCTGTTCTTTCTAATCCACTTCCTATTGTTTCAAGCTCAGTCTCTGTTGGTTTTTTACCGCCACCAAATATTTTACTTACATAACGCAGACCTAAAAAGGGTACACCTAAAACCGCATCTATAGCAAAAGTCGTAGCAACTTCTTTTCCGACATCACCAGCTACCTCACCAAATGTTTGATCTTGTAAACCACGAGCAGTTTCTACAACTTCTTCAGCAGCTTTAGCACCACCAGCACCTAGACCAGCACCTACAGCACTACCTAACAACATAGTTGCAGGCCCACCAGGCAAACCCACAGCGGCACCCTTAACAGCACCTGCTATACCACCAGTTAACTCTGGTGTAATGCCACTTAAATCTGCAAAGTCATACTTACTAAAACCTGACTCATCAATCAATGTAGGTTTATCTATGTCAATACCAATCTTCTTCGCACCAGATACGTTTAGACCTAAACGACCTCTATTATCACGAAAATAATCATTTTCTGTCATACCATAATTTTCTTTAAGTCTTGTTTCTTCACCTAATTTATTTTCGGCAAAACCTAAATCAAAACGTAACTTTGCGTTACGAATACCAGATTTTGTATCAATATCTTGAGTTTGTTCGGTTTGTTGAATATTTGTTCGGTCTGCTTTCTGTTTACGTATATCACGAACAATATCAACTATCTTTAACTTTTCTTCAATAGTAGGTGTTTCACCAGCAATTTCTACGTCAAAAGTTACGTCAGGAAGTTGTATACGTATTTTACCCATAAATTTTTAACCTAATGTAGTATAAAGTTTAATGCCATCATCACTAACACCTATAGGTTTTACAAAATCTGTTCCAATTTCATCAGCTATTAATTTGTCTATTTTTGATGTGGTTTCTATGTATGCTTTATCGGAAAAATATTTACTTCTATCTTGAAAATCTGATAAAACATTAGAAAATGTTTTTTTACGAGCTTCAAATATTTTTTTAGTTTCTCTTATTTGTTTTATAGCCTTATCTGGATCAGTAAAAAGATTAATTTTACCAAGAGCTTCAACTAATCTTTCGACATCTACGTTAGAAATACCATTACCTGTTTCTTGCGTTAAAAATCTTTTATATTGAGCTATTAATCTTTTTTGTATAGCGTCTATATCTGCAACTGGAGTAGTTCTTTTTCCTGTATCTGGGTCAAATGACAAGCTATACTTACGACCAAATGTACCTGTTAGAAAACTATCAACTCTTTGTTTTACTACTGCAAAAGCTAAACTTCCTTTAGCTATTTTTCTTATTTCATCTTCTATTAAATCTAAAGAACCAATAGCTTCTAAAGTATCTCCATAACCTTGTGCAAATCCATTTACATCTGTGGTAGGTTTAGTAAAAACTTCTGATCCATCAATTTTTCTGTTTGCAACGTGTAAAATTTTATCATTCATACCTGCTATTAGAGGTAATTTTTGTTCAGCAGAGAACTCAAATTGTGCACCAGGTTTACCTGCATTTTTTTCTCTTTCTGCTAAAATTTTACCTCGATTTTCTAATCTTACTTTTTGTTGTTCGTAATAAGCATTAAGAATAGCTTTTTGTGCATCGTTTTCATAACCTCTAAATTCTTTTTGAAGCTCTGTAATTGCTTTAATTTTATTTTGTATTGCTGTTTGTGCTGCAACTTTATCTTTACCAACCTCACCCAAAGCAAAACGACCAGCAGCTATTTCTTCTGCTTTTGCTTGTTGTCTTGCTTTTTCTGCTAGTGGAAGAGCTTTTTCACCTGCTTTACCAATTTCAGCCATTATTCTTCCAATATTAAAACCTTTACCTGCTTTGTTTTGCATTAGAGCCAATCCAAATGCAGTAGCAGCAGTTCTTAAATCTGGTTTACCTGAAGGGTCAAGACCTGTTGCTTCATAAAATTCTTGTTTGTAATCTTCTACTTTACCTATCTTTGGTATTGAACCTTTAAATACATTTTCATAATTACTTAAAGATTTATCAAACAAGTCTTGACTAGCTTCTCTATATTTATCAACACCCTCTAAATCAGGTCTAAAACTATCTTTTTGTAGTTCTGTAAACTCTTCGAATCCCTCCATTGTAGGAGTTAAACTTTGTTCGGAATCATCCGCACTGTCATTTACATCGACATTTTCATCTTCATCACCTGAAGTAACTACATTTTTTGTAGTTTCATCTTTCTTTTTTACAATAGGTGTGTTTGTAAGTAAGTTTAATTTTTCTTGTATCTCATCTGGTATTAAGTTTAAATCTATACTTTTACCTGGCATAGGTGGTTTTATTATTTCATTATCATCAATAATTTCTTCAGTATCTTCTCCCGCAAAATCAAAATTTGCTTTTGGAAAAACAAAATTTAAACCACTTTGAATACCTTTTGGATCAGCTTTTGGAAAAATAAATTTTAATAAACTATCTTCAGCCATTATGCACTTACTCCTGCATTTTGTAAGGCTGTATAAGCACCAACGCCAGACATAAATGGATTAGGCTCTGGTGTTGTTACAGACTTAAATATTGATGGTATTGTAGCACTAGGCATACCTGACAAGAATTGTGATCCCAATTGTAATCTTGTGTAAGGCTCCATAATACCTTGTAAAATATTTTGTCTATTAGCATCAAGCCCTTCTTGTTGAAAAGCTCTGCCTATTCCACCTAAATTAACTAAATTAGTTAAATCAGCACGACCTAGTTCTGATGTAAGTCGTCCTAAATCTCCAGTAGTGCCAGCGAAACGATTATAAACATCACCCAAAACACCAAATTTTCCACCAATATCTCCAAAACGGCTACCTACCTCTCCTAATTTACTTCCAAGACCGCCCATCAACTCTGTAGAACCAAGAAAATTTTTCATAGCCTGTTGAAAACCACCAGAACGTAAACCGCTTAATGTTCTTGCTTTCTGATCTGCTGTGTTTTTTGCAAGTTCTGCTTCTAATACAGCACTACGACCACTACCACCTCTTCCTTGACCTTGACCACGAAGGCCGCTCAATAACTTTTTTCTACGTATATCATAATCCCTGTCAATATCTTTTTCAGCTTGTTGTATTACCTGTTCTTGAAAAGGATCAAAAAACTTTTTCATACCCGCTGTTGGATCAGCTAACTCGCCTATACCCTTAGATATTGCAGTTCCTGCCGCACCTATGGGTGACAACGCTGTACCTAATGTTGATTGTCCTTGACCTAAAGCATTTGCCCCAGCACCGATTTGACCTAACCCACTTTGCATGAATGGTGCATAAGACCCGAACATTTGTGGAGCATATGAAAAAGCCATCTGCTGTAGTGGGTCTAATCCAGCTACTTGAAAATCTGGTAAATTTAAAGGTTGGTCTATCAACCCTGGTGTTTTTTGAGTGTCTCCATCAAATGTACCATATAAACTTTGTAAAAGACGTTTTTGTAAACCTTCAAGATAAGGCGGTAAGCGTTTTACTTGTTCTACTGTTTGAACTGCCATTATGCCATCCTCTCCAACTTATTCATCATATCATAGGCTTTTTGTATACCCAATCTTTGATTGCCATTACCTAATCCTTTAACAGCATCTTTTGTTAAAACAAATTCACCAGCAGTCAACATAGCTGGCACATCATCTTTTGTTCCTGATCCTTCTGATGGGTCTATACCGCCATCACGTCTAGGAAAATTCATTTCACCACCTTGTTGCATATAATTTATTCCGCCAATTTGCCCGCCAGGGCCACCAAATCCAAAAGGTCTACGTTCAAAGGCACTACGTGAATCTTCATCCTCATCATCAGAAAACAACTGTGTTAACAATCCTGCAGCAAGGCCTTCTCCTAATTTTGTATTTAACAAATTACCGA